TAGGGTGGTTCATGGGGCGTGATTGTCGCCCCGTAGCCGGCGTCAATGTCACCTCGTTAGCGACAGACTTACGCCGCGGCATATTGTCGCCCCGTAACCGTGACAAAATTATCGTGTAACGGTTGGGTCTTCGGTCATCACGACAATCAGCAGAACCACCGGCCCGCTTTTCCAACCGGACATATCCATGCTTAACCAGCGTGTTCACCGAGCGTTGAACTGTGCGCACACTTATTGAACACTTCATAGCGATTGTCGCTTGGCTTGGCCATGCTTCAGTACCGTCATCGCTCGCGTGGTCAGCGATAACAAGCAAAACCATTTTTTCAGTTGTCGGTAAGTTTGTTTTCCATACTTCCGTCATTACGCGAATACTCATAGGCCTCCCAAATAGTGTCGTAGGTTATGCCATACTCCTCTAAATCAAAAAGAGCGCGCCTCAATTGAGCCGGATATTTTTTAGGCTCCACTATGGCTTTCCGCTCAAGAGTGGTCATGCCACCCCAAACTCCATATTGCTCATGACCGAATCCATACGCTAAACAATCGCGTTGAATTGGACACCTTCCACAGATACTTCGCACCGCGTTTATGTACATATAAGCCCGGACATTCCGTTCTTCTTCCACGGCGTAAAATAAATCTGTATTGAGTCCCCAACATTCGGCTTTATCCCAATCTACTTGTTCGTACCGGGGCAACCTATTTCTCCTGACGGGTCATAGAACTGGCAGTAATTAGAACACCACGAAAGTTTTTCCGTAGGCTCCGGGGCGGGAAGGTCGTTATCAACGATGTCTTGGACATCTTGAATCCATTGAAGTCCAAGTTCAGCGATTTCACGAGAATAAGGTTCACGAAACTCTTTAACTTTGTCGCTACCGCCGTCACGGCATATAGCAACCAGCGCAACCTCATTGACTTTGTATCCATTTTCCTCAAGTAGATACCCGTAGATATGTACTTGGTAGCGATACTTTTCGCTTGGAAAATATCGTAAACCGTTTACCTTGGTTGTTTTCCAATCAACGACAAGGCCTTGGTCTTTGATAAAGAGGTCAATGTTGCCGGTGATATTTCCTGCCGTGAACTGTTGTTCAATCAGGAAGTTATCGCCAAACGGGTCTTCTCTGCGAATGGCCTCAGATATACCGGCATGTATGTAGGTACCCATAATCGCGGGAAGGTTGTCCGTTTCAGCGGTCTTGGGTGTGTCTTTGAGTATGTGCCATAGATACCGTTTACATGAACCGGCACCACTAGGCCCAATTTTCTTTTGCTTAGAACGCGCTCTGTTGCCGTCATGAGCCTTCAACGCGTTCAAGAGCATGCTAGGTAGGTCCGTCATCTCACCCGCCCCAATACAGCCTCTATACAGCGTTCAATGATTGCGCCTTCTTGGAGATTGCCACACCGTTCACATACGCAAACCGGCATGACTTTCTTACGAAGTTCCTCAGCGATTTTGGCTCGCCAATATGCTTCAGCGAGAGCGGTTTGACCTTTATCGGTCAAGGTGTAACCAGTATCTTCCATTAAATTATCTCCATACTTGTTCTAACACTTGTTCCAACAGAACGCGCAATATCAACTTGTGCGCGAATTCTTTGAGCGTTTGCTCGTGCGGCTCTAACTAGAGCGTCTACTTCAGCCATTTCAATATGCTTCTCACGGTTTGCGATTATCGCCATGTCCTCGCGCTCGCCTACGGTGTAATTCTTGCCGTTCGGTGCGGATTGTTTGGTAAGTGCCAACCGAGTTTCTGCCATTGAGATTTCATATTGAGCCTTCGTGTGATAGTAACGATATTCAGCCTTCACTAAATCTTCGTGACAACTATCAAGTTCCTTGCTCAATGATTTGAGTTTGGCTTCTACTTGTGCCGGTGTAACTACTTCACTCATTAAATTCTGCTCCCGTTTTCTTTTTTTGCGCTTGTAGCAAAACCTTAGCGGAGTCCCCTGACAAATCCATGATGTCAGGTTGAAGCATCAAACCGGCGCGTTCACAAGCCAAGGCCAATTCAATAGGTTCTATATTGAGTTCTTTAGCGAGCGCCCGGATACCAAGCATGTTGATATGGACGCCAACAACGAATCCAGCGGGCGGTTTGAATGGTTTGTTTTTACTCACAACAACATATCCTGTTCTGCGGTTCGCCAAACGATACATTCGTGACCCTTGGCGTTTTTCCGCGTAGTACCTGTGTCAATTAGATAACCGTCTTTAACCAAACTCCCACGAGTGGGGCGCATGGTGTTACCGTCTATGTCCAACGCGGCTTGTGCTTCTTCATCTGTTGAGCCGGCCAATCCACGGCGGTAAAAGTATTCATAGACTTGTCTGCGTAAAGTGCCGGTTCTAGGTAGCACTTTTTCAGCGACCGCTCTGCTAGTGCGTTGAGCGTTGTTTGCGATTATTACGGTGTTACGGTCAATTGTCACTTGACAATTCCTTGACGCGTCCGTTGATAACATCTTTCAAGGTTTGGCCTTCCACCTTGACTTCAAGGACATCTTGATTATTGGTCCACATAGCCCGTAGGTCATCTACGGTCGTAAGGTGCTTGGCTGTTGGAATCAAAAGAGCGGCCTTGGCTACTTGTTCCGGTGTTACTTCAACTACCGGCCGGCTCTTGGGTGCCGGTTTGCGTGGTTCAGACTTATAGCGCTCAACCTTTTCCATTTCTTGGCGGCTTGGGCGTTTGCCTTCCGGAGCGCCAAGGCATAGAACGGAGTTACTTATGGCCCTGCCAATTGCCGAGGTTTCACAGTTCTCTAGGGCAGAGGTTTTGTTCACGAAACCAGCGCCTACGATTTCCTCAGCGTATCCGGTCGCGGACGGTGATAAGTCCTCGGGTGTCAAATAGATTTCAGCCTTCACGATAAAACTACGCTCATCGCGGTAGACCATGTCTGTTAAAACCCGGGCTAGTGGGTATGCGGTATAGAGTCTACGAAGCCGGCTCTCAACCAGTTCGTAATCCTCTAGGTATTCAGTTGCCATTACTTGCCTTCCTGTTAGGGGGTCTAAGACCCGTTGTGCGTAGATTGCCGTAATACTTCCCGGAATGGAAGTCCCCCGCCGGCGTGGCGTGGAATTCTTTTTGTAATAGGTCTTAGAATCGCGATATGGCCAACCCACCTCAAATACCACAGAACCCTCACCCAAACGCGAGAGTCGTTTTGAGCCTTCATCAGTTGTATATTGAAATTGAACATGAAGCGATTTATCCTGACCAAATAACTGACATGGCCAGCCGAGCCTATGATTTGTTTGTCAATTCGCTTGTGGCCTCTAAAGAAGCCGGCATGGATATTCGTAGGACTCCTGACTTTGAGTGGGACGAGGACGAGGATTAAATTTTCTGTTTGTGTTCGTCACAAACACAAGTACATGGAACCGGATAAGCCGCTCTCATTTGAGTCCTGAGCATGCGGGTCATTTGATACGCGTCCAAGGCGATTTCAGCCCAATCAACTAGAGCCTCTGCGGCATACGGCTCCTTAGTCATTTCTGCTATTGCGTTGATTGCTCTACCTCTGCGTTCAACTTGTTTTTCAATAGCCTCTTGGAATTGTTCTTTGGTCATTAGTAACTCCTTTGAATACATTCGTAGCACATTCCACATTCACATTGGTACTTAGGCTTCTTGATTTTTTTGGTCATTAGTCCAACCGCCCTTCTGCTGTTGCGTTAATTCCCCAACCGCGTAGAACTACTGCGAACGCTTCAGCCGCGGCCATTTTGCGCTCGTATGATTGTCCAAAATTACAACCAGTTTCACGCTCAATAGCGTTCGTGGATATTTCGTATCCGCCGTAGTAACCCTTGTGACCAACTCCGCGGGCCTTGAGCCATTGAACAAATCCACCGCGGGCCGGCCGGATTGTCACCCAAGCAAAACCGCATGGACCTTCCATAATCACACTTGGGGCTTCAAGAGGTGTGCCGTCAAGGTCTACACGGACAACGCCCATAGGTGTCGGCGTCATATCTTTGCCGGCGTTCATCGCTTTTCCGCATGCGTAAATCCACAAGTCAAGCGCTGTGGTTGTAGGTGCTAATGTCATTTTGTACCGCCTTCCGGGCCTGTGGCCCCTAGTTGTTCTTAGAGTAAACCCACCGGCAGACAAATACAAGCATTTGACAAACTTTTTTTAATTTATTTTGTGATGTCCGTTACGCTCAACGATTGCGACATCTACATTGTCGTCAATATTGTTTTCATGTTCAAGAGTACAGTTGCCACATTGAATACACATTAGATACTCCACCACCCGCGAATCGTTCCCCCAAGAGGACAAACATTCCAATCAGCCTTACCGTCTGCTATCCATTGTTTATGAAGTTGCGTTTGAAATGTGAAATCAGGTTCATGAGTATTGCGCCCACAATCAGGACATAGTGGAGCATTGACATACTCGTAAACATGCCGGCAATACATTAGTCAAGCCAAATCTTGTACGCGGCTGTGACGCGACCTTTCTGCGGGTCTACGAAATGTAAACGCTGTGAAGGTGTTGCGCTCGCGGCCAACATAACACCGGCATAACGATTATCAGACTCCGTTGAACCGGTTTGATAAACAGAACCTAAACCGTTTGCCATAGGCCATTCAGCGTGAGTGTGATAATGGCCAATATAGACATCACGGAAATCCCAATCGTAAGCACCGGAGCGCCAGCGGTTTGCGTGTTGAACTATCTGCCCGGGTGAAGCGAATCCGTTGCGACCAACTTCGTCACCGTGAATCAACAAGGCTTTGTAATTGCCTATCTGTACTCGTTGAATATCCTCAGGGGAATCGTTCCATGTCAATCGTTTTTCATTGGCCAATAATTGCCGGGCCAACTCGTAACACATACGGTCAAAGTTATCTGACCGGGGAACTGAATCGCGCTTACTACCAATACGGCCGTGATTTCCCCATTCCGCTACGACCTCAACTTTTTCATAATGACGCAACGCGTACCTAACGACATCTACGGCTAGTCTTGACACATTTACATATTGCTCAAAGAGTGTGGAATCTATTTCAAATACTTGGCTTGGGAAATTAAACAAACCCTCAATCATGTCCCCGCCGAACATAATCGTACAATTTTTAACCGGGTGGTCTGCCCGGTGGATTTCTGTAATGCGTACAGCCTTTTCCGCAAACGACATGACTCGTTTTTTCATGATTGTTGAGTCATAAGTAGTTGTCCGTTTGGCCCCTTGCCAATCCGTCATGTGCCACAAGGCAACCTCAGGTTTTCCTTTGACACCTTTTGCCACCTTGAATTCTTCAACTGGTTTGATTTCGCCCATAGACAACATCGCGTCATAGGCAGATTGTTTAGTGACCTCAACTAATTCTTCGTTGCGCTCCTTGGCTTTCTTGAGTTGCTTTTGTAACCGGATAACGGCTTGTTGTAATTCTTTTAGATTTTCACTCTTGAGTTCATCAGGAGTTTCATCAAATTGGTCTTTGAGTGTCATTGGTTCACAATTTCTACGGCGTGGTGAATGTAACCAAGTTTGTCTACCCAAGAATCATTATGAGTTGGATTATTAAACAAGCGTACTGTTTTAAGTGAGTCCATCATAAGAGCCACTTGATACGCCGGTATTGGGTCAATATTTAATAACGCTCCCCATACCTTGCCAATGCGCTCAAAATTTTCAAGCGCTCCACCATATTCGGCTTCGCGGCTATCTAGGACTTCTTGGAGTTTTGCGTTTTGGGGCAACGACATAATCCCTTCCTATGTTCCATAATTGAAATTTCAGCGATACGGTGGCCTTCTGTCCGTAACGCTTTTGCGATTGTGATATTTGGATAACCCTCAAGTAATGCTTGAGAGAGTGTGGCCTTATCTTCCGGTGACAGTTTGTTGATTACTCGTTGAAACGGACAATACAAACTTTTATCAACTGCGAATTTCTGTAAAGACTCTTTGAGCGCCATGGGCAAAGACTAACGCAAAGACCCTAGAAAAGACTAGACCCCGCCGAAGCGGGGCCTGTCGGGCGTGTTGCTACTTCTTTTTCTTAGGTGCGCTTTTCTTGGCGAGTTTGTCAATCTCGGCAGTTACCCAATCGGCAACGCGACCAAACGCCGGGTCATTTTTGTCAATGCCACGAATAGCAGGGCCAACGATAGCGGCGGCAGTTGCGAACGCTAAGGCTTTGATGTCTGTGACGCCGGCTCCATATAGAGCGAGCGCGGTTAATGCGAAGTGTCGTAGAGCGGATTTAAGCGCTTGTAGATGTTGTGGCTTCATGTTTCTCCTTTATTGGACGGGCTACCGCGAGAACATACTTATATGGTCTTTTCTTACGATATACGCCGTCACCGTTTGCTTGAGAGCCGGATTTATTTCCTGATGTGTTGCCCTCTATACACACTAGGGTTTTTGTGACCTTGTTGTTTCTAACGACAATACCTACATGGTCAGGTTCAGCGTCAGTATCAAATTGAAAGAAGGCTATGTCCCCGGGTTGTGCGTCACCGATAGGCACAAGTTTATTCTTTTTTGTGAACCAGTTTAGACCCGCGGCGCATGAAGCAAAACCTTTTTTACCACTCGCGGCGATATGTTTTACAAGTCCCGCCTCGTTGTAAACCCATGAAACGAACATAGCGCACCATGGATTATTGTTGAGTCCGTACCATTTTCCATATTTAGTGTTGTTGTTAGGGCCTTCTTGAAACCCGATTTCATTACGGGCTATATCTATAAGTGTCATTTTTTCTCCAATAGAAGTCGGTAGATTTCATCTATCCGCGACTCTAGTTTGTCTACCTTGGAGTCTATATCTTTGACTTTATCTTTGATACTTGAGCCACCGTTCGGTTTAAGTTCAGCGAGGTAATACTTGACTAAATGGCGAACGCCCATAGCGACCGCACCTACAAGAGTTGTCACCCCAACCGAGAGGGCTACCCATTCATTAACAGACATGACCCGAAGTATAACAATTACGCAATAATCGCAACGCCATTGAGTATTAGTTTGGAAGTTGCGTCTAATACCGTAGGAGAATTATGGTCCACTATTGCTGAACCGCCGTTAGAGGTTGGTGACCACAAATACATATTTGATGAACCTTTAGCCAATAAACCGAAAATTGTGTAAGTGTTGCCGTTGTCTGTAATGTATCCCGGAGCCACGACATCGTGAGCAAAAGTTGGAAATCCAGCCGGGAGCGTAAAATAGATTTGACCTGTTCCCCAACTTGTAACAGTAGTGCCAAGGATTTCAGCATAAGCGGTGAGCATTTTGCCTACGCGCTCACCTTCAACAGTTACCGGAGTTCCTGTATAAGTAATGTTGTTGTTTGTGGTTTTGAGTACAGGATTTGTCGTTATGATTGTTGGAGATAAATTGTTATCCGCAATTTCAACCCATTGAGTACCGTTCCAATACTTCATGAGTTCAGCGTCCGTGTCATAAAATTGGTCGCCAATACGAGGGTTGGTTGGCGTATCTGTTGAAAAATCTACATTCGGCGCGGTAAACCGTACAGCGGTTTCAAGTTTGCGAAGCCGGGAATCTAAATCTGCGAACATAGTTCTAAGGTCAGGCGGTTGATTGATGTATGCCATAAGTCCTCAGTTCGTAGTAATCGTAAGAGTAATAGTAACGCGCTCCGGGCCGTCCTCACCCGGTTGAACATTAAGGCCCACAATACGATAAACAGCGTCAAGGCCACTAGGAAAACGAGGGTCTTGGATAATCAAACGAGCGTCATCTCCAATGGAATATGTGCCAAACACCGGTTCAACATAAGCCGGGACAACTATCTTAATAATTGGGGGCGGTTCAGATAGGGCCAACACTTGACCAAGGGCTAGTTCATTAAGAACTGTTTGGTCTGTTATGTCAGAGTAATTGGCTTGGTCCTCAAGCAACGGCCAACCAGCGGTCAATTTATTTGTATCTTGAGCAACCGCGCTTAATTTACCTTCATTAGACCCGGCGCCCAACACATACAAGGTATTAGCGGCAATTGACCCGTCCTCAGGATACTCATAGGTAACTATGTTGCCAGCGGGAAAAATAAATACGGGGGTAGATACATCTCCAATACCGCTATCAACATTTCCAGTTCTTGGATAACCAAGCACAAGAGTCTTGAGTGGCTCATTAGTAATAGGGTCGTACTCCACCTTGATATTGAAATCGAACCCGTCATCTTGGCGAGATAAATCTTGAATAGCGCCATAAACCGTTTTAAGTTCATAGTCATAATAAACGCGGTCTACAAGCACACCGGAAGTTTCTGACCCGGTGATAACGCCTATATCACCGCTAGGGTTTGTTTGAGCATTGTCTATGAGCGTTCGGGCTATAACGAGTTGGTCTGTGTTGTTGAAGTTTTGCGTAGTCGTAATACGCCGGCGCTCAAAATATGATTCAAACTCACGGGCCGTGATTGTTATGGCTTGTTCATCGCTGTTATATGAACGACCCCAAACAACTCCACCCCATACAAGAGTTCCGTTGCGGTCTACATATATCGCGTTGCGGGTTGGCGTAGTGGCCGCGTCCACATTGAATTCAGCGGTGTTGATACCCGTGATAAGTAAATGAGCCTGAAAAGTTCCAGCCTGATTAAGTTGTTGAGTAAACGAAACGCCGGTCAATGGTAATTCGGCGATAATCTCATTAGTGAGAAGGTCGGCGAATAAATACCGATAGGTGGTAGTCATTACCGACCCCTCCTATTAAAGAACTATTGCGGCGGCTTCTTCGTCTGTTAGAGGCTCACCCGCGGTTAGTTTAGCCTTCGCTGAGGTTTTAAGGTCAGCCAATTTTTGCGTTTCTGCTTCACGCTTTGATTGTTCCTCTGCGGCTTTAGCGGCTAATTGGTCGCGTTCTGCGATTTCAGCGGCAGTTAAAGCGATATATTCTTGCTTACCTGTTGAGCAATCCACTACTAATTTATACTGTGTCATATTTTACCGGCTCCCAGTCTAGGTTTTCTTCATTCCATACATACATTAAATCATCTTCCGGCTTTGGAACCGGCGGTTGCCAGTCATGGTTTTCATCTAATGTCCATGATGGGAAAGGTTGAGGCGCAATAAATACATCTGCCTCAGAATCATACTTAAAGCCAATTCCAGCATATTGCTTGCGGATACGATGGTTGTAGGATGTCTGAATCCAGGTTCCACCTAGTCCTAAGTCGCTCGCCAAGTATTCTTGACCACGATGTTCTTGTTGGTCAGGTACGACAAGTACCTGCTTGACGATACCGTCATTGTCTATCTCTGCGAAGTGTGCCATTGTTTTCCTTTACTTTGCATATCTGACTATTATTACACCTGAGCCACCAGAACCACCGGTAGAGTTAGAACCGCTACTTCCGGTTCCACCGCCACCGCCACCGCCAGTATTTGCAGTAGCGCTAGTGCCGTTTGTGACTCCATTACCACCACCATTTCCACCACCGCCGGTGCCACCTGTTCCTTTATTTTGAGTGGTGCGACCGCCTGCTCCACCTCCACCGCCAGCAAAATAATAATTGCCGCTAGATAAAACACCCGCACCGGTTGTTGCGCCGCCTGAAATTGAAGTGTAAGAACCAATACCACCATTTCCGCCGTTGTATGTTCCCGCTCCACCTGTTGAGCCAGCAGCACCAGCACCGCCACCGCCACCACCACCACTACCATTAATTGAGTCTGTAACGGCAAGCGCACCAGCATTACCTTCTGCCGGTGAGTAACCACCTTCGTTTCCTGTTCCTGCTGTTCCTGCAGTTGTTCTTCCTGAACCAGCGCCTGAACCACCAGCAGTACCATCCCAAACATTCAATTGACCTTTGCTGTAACCGCCACCGGTAGAAGTAAAGGTTGAAAATCCGCTACCTGAAATAGAACTATTACTACCTTTTGCTCCATCACCTTTTGCTGTTCCACCAGCGCCACCTGCGCCAACTGTAACTGTATAAGCAGTTCCGTTTGTAAAACTCTGCGATGTATTAGTTCTATATCCACCAGCGCCGCCGCCACCGGTACCGGTATCTGAACCACCTTCAGAACTACCAGCACCACCACCACCTGCGACTACAAGATAGTCAGCAGTGATATTGCTTGTCGGCGTAAATGTTCCTGAAGCAAGGAAGGTGTGGTAGAAGTAGTTAGCATCAGAGGTGATGATTCCGCCAGTAGCCTTTGCGCCATAGGCAGATGAGGTAACGCCATACAAGGTGGCTGTGGAGTATTCTACATATTCTGTCGCAATATTATTGGTTAAAGTGACACTAGTTATAGCGGCAGTATTTGACCACAATCCAGCAGTCAGCCATAAACCATTATCTCCGCTAGTGTTATTTTCACTAACTGTATCAGCGCTATAACTTTTATTGTTAGCAGAAGTGTAATTAGGAATATATATTTCTGTATTGCTAAAAGTATTGCTAGTTCCGTTTGCCGAATTGGATACGCCGATACTTCTAGGAATGGAAGTTATAGAACCGACAGTTGTTCCAAAAGCATAAAGTTGCCTATTAGTTATAGAAGCGGTGCTACCATTAAAAGAGATAAGTGTATGGTCTTGTGTGTCGGCTCTGTCATTTCGGGCAGATAATTTAATTACCAAGTCAGTATAGGTCTGCGGAATGTTGGTAAATTCAATGCTTGCCGCACCGCCACTGCCGACAGTTACGGTTTGGATCGCTACCATATTTGGATTAGTTGGCATTTAGATTTCCTTCCTTATACCGCATACCGAATAACAATAATGCCGGAGCCGCCTGCGCCACCAGCGAGAGTGTCGCCACCACCGCCTCCGCCACCGCCAAGATTGGCAGTTGCATTTGAACCAGCGCCTCTAACAGTTGTTCCACCAGCACCAGCACCGGAAGCATCAGCACCAGCACCGCCGCCAGTAGGAGCATTAACAGCGCCACCGCCACCTCCAGCGTAATTAACTGCTGAACCAGTAATTGAATTAGAAGTAGCAGCGCCACCATTTCCACCGGTTGTTGTTGTTGTTGAATTTTGACCTACCGCAGCAGAACCACCACCACCTGAACCAGCCCCAGGATTTGCCGAAGTTCCGCCGTTATAACCTTCAACGGGTGAATAACTGCCAGCATTACCAGCACCGCCAGTTCCACCATTAGCACGACCACCGCCACCGCTACCACCGGAAGCGCCACCAGTATTTGATGAAGAACCACCACCGCCACCGCCTGATGATGAAGATGAATTAAATGTTGAGGTAGTTCCACTACCACCCTTATTTGCTCCAGTTGTAGCGCCAGCACCGCCAGCGCCTATCGTTACTGTGTAATTAGTGCTAGAAGTTAGTGATTGAGAAGTGAAATAACGATAACCACCTGCGCCTCCACCACCACCGGCATCAAATCCACCGCCACCACCACCAGCAACTACTAAGTAGTCACAGGTAAGAGCAGTTGTCGGAGTGAATGTGCCGCTTGTGCGGAATGTGTGATACCAATAAGTGCCATCGGTAGTAATGCTATCTCCACCGGTAGCCTTAGCAGTATTGGTAATAGAGGCATTGGCTACGCCGTAGAGGTTGAAGGTTGAGCCAGAAGTAAAAGTATCTCCACCAAGAATATTAAATCTAACTTCATTTACAGCAGCAGTACTGCGCCAAAGATTTACTGTTGCTGCTACTCTATTTCCTGGAACTGACGACCTAACAATTGCAGTTTTATTGGTTGTTGTATTGGAATAACTTTGTATATTGATTATATTATTTCCTCTACCAGTTCCAAGAAAACCAATATTACAGCCACCTGTAGTGATATTAGAATCTCTGTCGGATACCGCAGCAGAACCAGTGCCCCACATATATGTACTACTATAGTTTGTTCCAGTATCGCCATTAAATCTCATCTGTATTGTTCCAAGAGATGTAGTTGCTGTTCCTTCTATAACTGCAACCAAATCAGTATAGGTCTGTGGGATGCCACTGAAGGTGACAGATGATTGTGCGCTAGTCAGAGTAACGCTTGCTATTGGTGTATATGTACTCATTTAGGCTCCTTTAACCGCATACAAGGCGAACTGGGAGTACTGTTGAAAGTTTGTTCCAACGCGAGGTGTAATTGTAATGCTTGTTATCGCACTTGTACTTAACCAAGCCGCGCTATTTAAGGCTATACTGCCTGTTCCATTACCGTCCCAACCGGCTAAATTCCTAATTGTTTTGTTTTTGTTCGTATTTGCATAATCTAAAATGTCTAAAACCGTAGAACCAAAAACATTTGAACCACCCGTAGAGCCAACAATGATTCCCGTACGAGCAGCAGTTTGAGAAGTAGAAGCGTAAGCCTGAGCACTTGAGCCATCGCCTATAAGTTGATGCCAAGAATAATTAGAACCTGAATCTGAATTAAATCGCATATTAGCATCAGATGCTTGGCTGTTAAAATCATCTCTAGCAATCCATCTAATTTGTAAATGGCTATAAGTGTTAGGAATGTTTGTGAATGAAACGCTAGAAGCACCAGCGGCACCAACGGTGACTACCTGCAATGGGAACATTGCGCCGGTATCCGCTACTGCGGTTTGGCGTGAAGAAGCAATAACTCCAAGAATAGGCATTAGGAAATATCTCCTACTACATACCAAGTATCAGTTCCGGTCTTGATAAGTGTCGCTGAGGAATTCTGTGCGCGTAGTTTAGGCGCGGTTGCTGTTGCTCCGGTGCTATTTACAGTTACACCGCCAGCGCCTTGAACTGTTAATTGACCCGCGCCGGTTTGAATAATTGTAATTTGAGTTCCAGTAGGAAACGCTACGGTTGCGTTTGTTGGAATCGTGATTGTTCCTGCCGTTGCGCCGTTGCTTGCTAAAAGAATATCGCCTTGGTCGCCAAGAGCCAGCGTATAAGCATTAGTTGTAAAGGTTGGAGTCAAAAGTGTTTGAGTGTAAATAAGACCGGTTGCGGTTTTATTTGTAAGTGTTTGAGTACCGGTTAAAGTCACAACAGTTGAGTCAATTGAAAGCGTGACCGTACCGCTTGTGCCGCCTCCTGTTAATCCGGTTGAGGCTGTAACTCCTTCAATATCTCCTGCGCCTGTATAGGCTAAAGAATTCCATGCGGTTGAACCATTACCAATTTTGACTTTACCGGTATCAGTTTCATAACCCCATTCGCCAGCGGCGAGAGTTGGGTTCGCGGAAGTCCATTGTGCGGCGGTTCCTCTGCGGGTTTGAATTTGTGTTACTACTGCCATTATGGAGTACCCCCGTTTACTGTCTGAGTTGCCGCAATATCAGGAGAGTAACCACCTTGATATGGAGCAATACTATCAAAGGCTCCACCGTCTATCTCGGTTAGAACCGTGGTTGTTGAAACTAATTGCCAAGCCGCTCCGTCATAAACCTTGAGGCCTTGCGAGGTATTAAAATATAAATCGCCAGCCCTAAGAGTAGGCGTAGATATATCTGAGGCAGATACCGGGACATTTGTAGGCGTTAAGGCTAAACGACTCACGAAATATCACCCATGACTAGCCAATTATCTATTGAAGTTTGTACTGCCGTCAAAGTGCTGTATTGAGCGCGAGTTTTAGGCGTTGCCGCTGTTGCGCCAGTTGATACCACGGTTACACCGCCGGCTCCTGACGCCGTGACTTGACCGGCTCCTAATTGGGCCATGTTGATTTGAGCGCCAACGGGATAAGCAACGCTTGAATTCAATGGAATAGTCACAGCGATAGCGGCCGCATTTGTGAGCGTGACAAGTTTTCCATTATCCGCTAGAACGGTTGTGTAAGTCGTTCCAGTTTGAGCGTTTATACCCAAGTTGATTAACGGAGAAGTAAGAGTTTTGTTTGTGAGCGTTTGCGCTGTTGAAAGGTCTGCGGTAACGGAAGTGTCAATTGAAAGCGTAACCGCGCCTGATGAACCCCCACCACTTAAACCGGTGCCGGCTGTAACGCTTGAAATGTCACCGGATTCAGGAATGTTTGTTGTTACCAATACGCGAGTATCGGTAATGTTTCCTGAGTTGATTGAAAGAACTGCCGCACCTACGGCGATAGTCGCCAATGAAATTGAGTTTGCGGGTGTAACGGGAGCAACCGGAGAACTAGCCGGAGTTCCTGCGATTACTTGTAGAACTACATTGTTTGTGGACCCGGTGTAGTACGCGTCATTAACGGTCATTACGACACGGTCAATACGAGGATTAGTTGGGTCGGCTGTTGCGATTGTTAAAGTTACTTGAGCGTCATTGTAAGCAACATAAGTTCCCATGTTTGCTTGGGTGGTTCCAACAATTGCGGCCCAACCACTAGCAACAAGAACGGACATACCTACCGGTGAGTTAGCCGTAACCGCAAGAGAACTTGAGTTGATAATTCCAGTTGTAGCCCAAAGAGCCTGAGTCGTTAAACGGTCATTTTCAGCGGGGTGAGAGCCGTTCTGTAACCACGAAGGGGGTGTGCGTAATGCCATTTATGCTCCTAAATGAACGCTGAGTTCCATGTTACCGTACCGCCGGTTAATCCTACGGTTGTAGAACCAGCGTCACCCGTTAGATAGAACAAGTTGTTCCCGGGTTGAGCCGAGAACCACTCACCCGAAATTAACAAATTTCGGGCCGGACTACCGTTTAGGGTAATGAGTTTATTATACAAATCCACCCTCAATATATCCGTGTTGGTATATGTTCCGGTGAAATAAAGGGCCGCGTTTTGAGTTTGATTGCCCAAAACAGGGTTTGTGATAGGTCCGTTGATTTCAATGACCGGATAAGTGGTTGCCCAACCGGTGTTAGAAATCGTGGTCGTGATTAAAACTGAACCGCCGCCATAAACAAGATTATAGACACGATTATAGGTACGACCGCCGGGTGGGGTGTAATCAAGGCTCGCTGTCTGCGTGTTTTCATTGTAATAAGCGGGGTCAGGACAAAAAAACTCTACTTGAGAAGTAATAAATCCGTAAGTGTAATTAGGGTCTACGGTAGTTCTAAGGCCACGAACACGAGCGTTGATAAATTGAGTTTCATTAGGCGGTAGATAAAAATAAAGAGGTGTCGTGCCGCTTGTCTGCGGTAATAACTTTCTTTGAATAGCGTTGAAGTTTTCTTGAGCCGTGGCTGTATTTGTGCCAAAAGTATTGAAAATGATACTTATGGTTCTGCCACCGTAAAAATCTTGACCGGAAAACATGCCGTCTGCGAAACCACGGTTGTCATCTTGATTACGAATACCGGGTAAACCTTCGAGGCCGTCTACGCTCAATATTTGATAAGGGGAACCCTCGCCGCCAAAAGTTTGACCGTTAAACGAAAAAGAATATTGAACTGTTAATACTGTCATTACCTAGCCCTCATCGCTATCTGTTGAGCAGTTAATTTAGGCGGAGAAATTACTTGGGTACGGGCCGCAATTGAAGCCGCTCCAATGGCTCCGCTTTCTTTAGACGCGAGCGCGGTTGGGGCGGTAGGCACCACGACATTTCCAAACTTAATTGCGTTGATAACGCTGTTTGCCGTATCTGTTGGGTTGGTCAAATTGACTCCTGTGACATTTACGGTCGTGCTAGAACTTGTGCTAGGCGTTGTTGTAACGGTACTTGAAGTCACCGGGGTAATTGGGGTATATACAGGAGCGCTCGCCACCGCTAATGACGCTGAAGCCGCCGCCAATTGGGCCATAAGAGCCGCAACCTCAGCCAACTTACGCTTGAGTTCATCAAGTTTCTTTTGGGTGGACGCGTTGATGTCGTCAATGGCTTTTTCGTATGCCTTTTGAGCGTCAATGAGAGCCTTTTGTAGTGTTGCTTGGGCCTCAGCGAGTCCCTTGTTTAGTTCCTCTTGAGCCTTACGGCGTGACTTTTCTAGTTCCGCTTGGGCTTCAGCCATGCCCTTATCAAGAGCCTCTTTAGCCTTGACCCGGGCTTCTTGAAGTTCACGCTCAGACTCAGCGATAGCCTCACGCATATCGTTGTAAGCCTCTGTGAGTTTGTCAGTACGAGTCTTAGACGCTTCCGCCATAGCCGCGTCAAACGCCGCTTGTTGTTGCGCCATATTTTGCGTGAGTTCGCGGTCTACTTCATTAAGGGCCTGTTTGAGGTCTACGGCGACTTCGTTGTAAGCATCACGAAGTTCTTGGGTAGCCAAGTTGGCACCGGTGTTCATTGACTTGGCGAGCGCGTCAAGGCCGGTGTTGGAAACCGTTTCCATAGCAACAAAACTCTTTTTGAGTTCGTCAATAGTTTCCGGTGAAGCGTTTAGAATTGAGTCGGCTAATGAACTACCGACTTCAGGACCAGCGGATACAACTTGCTCAATGAATGTTTGACTAAACCCTAAGCCCTGTAATTGACCCGCTTTATCTGCGAGAGTTTTTGCGGCATTAAGTTTATTCTTGAGGTCAGCGAGTATCTGCTCACCGGTAGCGCCCTTACCAAACGCTTCGGCTACGCTAAAACCGGTTTTAGAAGCAAACGCACTCCGTAAACGGTTAATGGATTGTTGAATAATCCCGGCTTGTTTTTCAGCCGCTTTTTGAGTGAGGTCAGACGCTTTTTCTGCGGCGTTAGCACGAAGTTCAGTAAGTTTGTCCTGTAACGATTTTTCAAGGTCAATTTTTTTCTTATTGAACTCTTGGTTGATTTTGATAACTTCTTCGCCATAGCGCTTAGTAGCCTTGGTTTCCGCTTCTTTTTGACGCTTAATTGCCTCGTCAATTTGGTCAAGATAGCGTTCATCAAGGTCGGCTTTACGCTCATTGAAACGCTCTTGAGCCGCGGCCATTTGCTCGTTATAGCGTTCATTAAGGTCAGCGACTCTTTCGTTATATCTTTCTTGAGCCTCAGCCATGCGCTCATTACGAGTTTCAAGAGCCGCTTCGGCTTTTTCGTTAGCCTCTTTTATGACATCGTTCATGTCACGATAAATGTCTTTGACTTTCTTTTGATAGTCAGCGAGTTTTTTCTTTTCTTTTTCACCTAAACCGCCGCCACCTTTGCCGCCTTTACCGCCGCCGGCGAATGGGTCACCCGCGGTACCGTCACCGGTCATAGATATATTACCCATGCCCTTGAACCCTGATTTAAGGTCCATTAGATTTTTACTTGCTATTTTTACTTTGTCACTAATACCGTCTAAGCCGTTGCCTATACTTTTAGCCCAACCCATGCCCGGGATTTTTCCTAACATTGAGAAAAACTTGCCGGCAATTTCAGACAATTTGGCAAACCCATTCATCACAACTTGTGCCACTTTGATTACAACCTCACGGAAAGTTTCACTTCGTTTCCACGCGTACACAAAACCAGCGCCAATTAAAGCGAGCGCCGTAATAATCAAGCCTAAGGGGTTTGCCCTCATGGCCGCATTTAATCTAAGCATAGAGGCCGCGAGGCCGTTTGTAGAGGCAATACTCGCTAATTGTTGGCCTTTCATGAGCGTTGTGGCCACCGTATAGGCTTGTGTAGCGATTTTTGTGGTAACTAATATTCCTTTGTATAACTTAAACGCTGTGTAAGCACCGCCGACTATGATTGTAAATACTTTGAGCGCTCCGTAATTTTCCTTGAACCATTTAGCCATGGCGCGAAGTCCCGGTATTAAATCATCACTAATAAACCGGCTCAATTGGTCAATAAGCGGTAGCAAGGCCTCTCCAATATCGCCTTTGAGTTTATCTAAATCGTTGATAGCCGCCTGTAATGGATTATTGTCACGGAGCGTTTCATTAAAGCCTTTATAGGTTGAATCCAATACTTTAACGATTGCCGCGGCTCGCTCACTTTCTGTTCCTGATGAAATTTGTTTCTTGGTTGTTTCATCAAGTACGAATCCAACTCGTGTGAGTGAAGCGAAGTTTCCATTCAATGCTTGTGCGAGGCTGTTGGTCATTTGACGGTAATCGTCTGCGCTCGCGGCCGCACCTTTTTCAGCGGTGACATAATCAAGAATCGCCGGGGTAAGTTTGTTAATAGTTGAGGCTTGTAAATCAAAAGTCGCTAACTGTGATTGTGCGACAATGATGTTGTCTTTACTTACAACACCTACGGCCTCAAGAGCCTCGGCTTGGCCTATAAGCGCTTGTATTTGAGCCTCTGTGCCACCGTTTGTATTGCGTAGAAGCGTTGCTAACCGTTCTTGAGCGTTGCTTGCCTCATTGGCGGCTGTAATACTTTCACGAAAAAACGAAATAATTTGAGTACCGGCGAAGGCAATACCAAGGGTCGCACCGACTTGTTTTATTCTATCCATGAACTTAGTCATGCTTGAACCGGTTTGTTCAACGCTATTGTCAAGACCTTTTAAGGTGTTCTGTGCGTCTGCTAAGCCTTTTTTCAACGAGGCTACATCAGCCTGAATCTCTACAAGAATCGGGGGTAGTGCTGAAGCCATTATTGCCCCTTCATCTTTCTAGCGAACGCTTGAGTAAAGACTCGGTTGAGTGTGCCGTTCTTCCTCAAGGTGTCCGCGGCCGGCCCTAGATATGGGTATTTTACTCCGGATTTCCAGCGAGATGAGCCGAGTTCAACAGCACGAGCATATTCAGCGTAAGCGCCTACGGTCGCGACATAACTGCCAAAACCATATTTAACATCTGTGCGAATACTTCTGCGAAGGTTTCCAGTAACAACATTTGGGCCGGGGCCAGTTCCGGGGATATGTCCTTGACCGCGTTTATGTGTTCCGGTGTTTGCGTTGAGTTTGGCTTGACGCTCTACGGCTAAACCGGCCATGGCTACCGCATATTCAGCCGCGAATTCCATGTTCTCCGTGAATTTATCCCAACCCGCCATTACTGCCGCGAGGTTGCGAACAATTACAACGGCCACTACGACTTCTCCATTTTCTCGGCTTTTACTTGGTCAATGGTAGCGCCAATCGCGAGCAACCAATCGGCCGTATATGCCGGTAATTCATTTACTTGCTCAGGCGTCCAACCGAAACGCTCCGCCATAGCGTAGTAAAACCATTCTTCATCAGGATACTCAAACTCAGGGTATCTAGCCCCGCCTTCAAGTTGCCATTTTAAGCGTTGGAGTTTTCGGTACTCGCTTTTGGGTCTTTGACGGTTTCCTCAGTTTCCTTGAGGTTTGGGTACAAATACTTTTGTGCCTCTTTAGTTTCCTCAACCAAGAAGTCGTAATCTGCCATTTCCAATTCGTCAAGTGATTCCATTTTCGCTGAAGGTATAATCAAATCAAATGACCAATCTTCAACGAGCATGCTAATTAGAGCGTCACTTAACGCGAGCGCTTTTGCGAGGTCGCCTTCAACTTGGTCTACCGTTGTCATGAGTCTGCGGCGGTCTTTCACGCGTAGTGTTTTAGGGTCACGGAAGGTGACGGTTGCGCCGGACGGGAGTGTGAGTTTTTTTGACATGTTTGCCTTTCCTAGTTTGCCTTCCTTTATCTTACATTATGGCGAGTAGGGGCCGGAGCGGGAAGGCGGGCGCTCTAAACTGAATAAACAGTACAGCCCCTACTCTTGAACTAATTAGGCGTAGGTTCCTGAAGCCTTAGCGTTCTTCAATACCCATTTGATAGGTGCGAAGCCGCCGCTAGAACCTGCGTCTGTGGTGTTTGCTTGGCCGTTGATGTCTACGGATACGGTCACGAAATCTTGACCGCGCTCAATAGCCGCCGCAACATACGCACCCTTTGTGATTGTCGCCTGAAGTTGTAGTTCATTGGCGCCGGAACCATAGTTCCAATTCAACACAAGAGCGGGTTGTGTGTTGGTCAAGAAGCGGGTTAGTTCGGTGTCATTCTCCATTACGAAGTTCAACTTACCGGTAACTTCCAATGCTCCAAGGAAAATTTGATATGGATTTTGTGTGCTACTGATTCCATAGATAGGTGTTACTGGACGCTTGAGGTCAATGTTTCCTTCAATGGTGTAAGACACAGCAGAGCCACCGATTGACACGGTGCCACGCCATACCGGGGTCGGTAGGACGGTGCTAAATGAAGGTGTAGGTGTTGAAACGGTCGCGGAAGCCCAACCAGTTCCTTTAGCGTCATACTCCAACATTCCGTCTGCGTTGAACTTCAACGAGAAGTCATGAATTTGGATACCGGCATACGAACGGACATTCGCCGCGTAAAAATCGGTAAGTGTGTATGAAATTGGTTGTGCGTCTGCGCCAGTAGCCGCCGCGTTCAATAGCGATACGGTGTGGGTATAAGGTGCGCTTGAACCAGTGGTAGCAACAGAACCCATGATTCCGGCAATTGGATAACCAACGGTGTCAGCGAATACATGTCCGCCGAAATCAAAAGTTGAACGAGTACGACCCGGAATGTAGTTGTAGTTTGTAACCATTGAACCACGAAGGCCGGTGTCATAGAGCGGGTCAATTATGTCTACGGGCTTTAGGCTATCTACCATGACCGGGATAAAGTCCGTAGGTGCTACGGCTGTTCCCTTAGTTGCTTCTTTAGCGATACCTAAATAACTGCGTACGGAATTTTGTACAGCCATTTATTCACTCTCCTGCTTTCTTGTCTGACGCGGCAGACGGGGTTGATTGTGGTGTTACTTGTGGTTTTGCCGCGCCACCTTGTACGAAATCAGGGTGGCTAAAACCTTCAGGCGCTTCTACGACATCGCCCGGTTTGACAATTCCAAGCGCCGGGAACACGCGTTCCTCTGTGCCTTTGTATGTAAGTTTCATCATGCTCCTTATGCTTGAATCATCTCGGTCACATCAAATTCTAGCGAAGCGAAGGTTTCCGTTGCGCCCAATTCGGTTGTGTTTGGTTCACCGTATAAAGCGTTGATAGCCGGTTCTGCGCCCTGCCATACAAGTCTACCCGTAGTATCCCCGAAGTTGTGGTCCTCGCGTAGCCTTTCTTTGATAGCGTCAATGAGTACATCAAAATCCGCCATAGCCGCCTCGCTGTTAGGCTCAACAGAATGGTGGAATATTTGTAATACAACGGTGTAGTCAATGCGCTTCCAACCGGTGTGAGGGCCGCCTACTGCGATACGACTCTCGCGTTCGGCTTGAATAAATATCACGACAGCCGCTCTTGATAGTTCGCCGGCTACTGCGTTTACTTCAAAGTTAATTATCTTGGGAAATGAGGTAAAGATTTGGTTGAGGTGTTTGATGTTTCCGTTCAACAACCACTTGTACAAGGTGTCGCGAACGCCTACGCGACCGGCCATTAACGAACCCTTCTATATTTGTCAATCATGTCTAGGGCTATCTTGATATTTGAGCCGTAGAGGTCAGAGCCGACTACTTGGCCTACCGGGCGCTGTGTCATGCTCATCATCATCGCTGAGTCACCGCGTACCTTGAGAAATGCGGTCGTGAGCAGGATACATGCTTGTTTGATTGCTCCCGGCATGTTGCTAAATGACGCTCCTGCGAGGTGTGTGTAAGCGAGTGCGCTCACAAGAGGTACCGTAGTGCTACCGAATGTGTAGTTGCTCGCTACGGTCACGCGTTCGGTCTTTGAGCCGTCTGTGAGTAAATACTGTTGGCCAGCGATAATTCCGGTGCCGTCTGTGACGGTGATTGTGGTTGCGCCAGCGCTCGCCGCCCCTGCCGTAGTGTTCACATAACCCGAAATGTATGTGTATTTCGTGAAAATCTGTGTGAAAGGTGAAGTCCCGCCAAACGCTAGAGGCCCTTGACTTGTGTATGTGGTTGCCAATTGTGACAGCGGGATAATGACTTGTGAGTTCTCAAACCAAGCGGTTGAAGGGTCGGTGAGTGTTTGTAGATTGTTTGGGTCGCTTCCGTATTGAAACGAAACAAGCGCCAAGATTGGATTGTTGTTCGGGTGTAACGAAATGTAACCTTGTGGAGTCATGCGAATACGCTGAGTTTCCACGGTTTGTGTGGCTACTAGGTTTTGATTTAGATACTCGTCCATGAATGACGAGGCCCGGAGAATTACTGCCGCGAGTTCTGCGTCTTGAGCCGCTTCATTACCACCGACTACAAGGTTGCTTGTCTGTTGCGCGGTAGGAGCCGACTTATATTCGGCAATTGTAATGTAAGACTTTTCGTTGAATGTGAGCGGTGTAATTCCGGTTGTCATTTATTCTCCGTCCCGGGCTATTGGACTTTCGGCCTCATGACCACACCGGCCACATTTACGAAACCACCCGTTAAAACCACATTGTACGCAAGTGAACCCTCTTTGTTGGTCGCCTTCAGAATAAGGGTTAAGTGACGCTTCAAAATAACCTTCGCGCTTCATTAAATCTCCGTGGCGTTTACTTTCTACATTGTAGATACCACTTTTGTCAGGATTGTATTTAACTCCGCCAATAACTGTTTCCTTGACACCTTTATCCGGTGCTACATATCTTCCCATGATTGCCTTTCCTACTGAGTAAGGGGGTGGGGTTTCAAGGCCCGCACCCCCTTATCTATTCAGTTATGAACTACGCGTTGATGATTCCTGAAACTGCGCCGTTCCAAGCAGGAGCGGTACAGAAGAAGGTTCCACGGAAATATGTGGAGAAGTCGTAGGTGAACTGTACGACCGGCCATTGAATTCCCATGTAATCCTGAACCATGAAGTTCGCCCAAACATCTGATACCTCAGTATCAGGAATTGGAAGGGTGAACGATAGAACAGGAGCAACACCTTGGTTGAGCCAAGGGTGAACCATGAGGTCTACTGCCTTTCCGGTTACTTCGTTCTGAAGTCCGGTGACGATTGAACCGTAGGTGGTTCCGCCAGCGCCCGGGTCGTTGATGACTAGGCGGTAGTTAGCAGTTGAGCCGTTCTTGATTGCGTCAGAAAGTTGCTTACGGTCGTTGCCGTTCAAAAGAACAACATCAGGGTCAGCCTTTACATTCTGATACATGGTTGCGAATACACTCTGGAATTCCACGCCCGGATTGCTTGTGCTGAACGCGCTGTTGATTGCGTTGATAGCACCGCTGTTTGGACCTAGAACTGTTGGAAGGATTCCGTCATAACCTGTTGCGTAAGCAGAGGTATCTGCGGACGCACGAGAAGCGGCGGCTCCTGAAGTTGTGAAAGCCGCGTTGTTTCCGGATAGACCGGCTGTTCCAGCACCTTGAATTGTAAAAGTGCCAGTTCCCTTAAGGGTTCCCTGATACTTGAGGTTTGCGGCACCGGTAGCGGTTCCAACATAAATGTTGTATCCAAGTGCGCCGACAACAGCGCTCGCAACGGTGATTGTTAGAACATCACCTGAAGCAACAGCGGTGTTAGCCTCTGTACCAAGAATTGACTCGCCGAAACCGTTTCCTGAAATACCTGCGTCTGCGGTGACATTTACATAGTAAGTTGTCGCGGCGAGTGCGGTCTGTCCGGAAGTAGCAACAGGTGAAGCGAGTGTGAAAGTTGGAGCGGATAGTGCGCCTGAGTAACCTGAGGCAGTTCCGCGAGCCATCAACATCATGCGTTCTTCCATAAGCATTGTCGCGTATAGAGTTGAAGTTGAGGACAACTGGCGTAGGTCCTGATAACCAAGACCGGAGAAGTTGGCGTCAAACGAAACGCTATCGGATAGTGAGTATGAGTTGTATGGCAATACTAAATCATCAGCGGCATACGAAATCTGTGGACCGCGCTCAAGAGTGAGGCCACCGAAGGTGTTTGTCGTTGATTCTGTGATTCCCGGCCATAGATTGCCGACTCCGCCAGTACCAGTACCGGTGTAGCCAAGAATTCTCTTGACACGGTGGCTTGTACCAACACCCTTCTTACGAGGGATTCTGTTACGGAGTGGAGTTGGGCGAGGGGTGAGCAACTTAGCAGGAGCCTCTAGGTCAAACGCCGCAAACGAAGTTGAAAGCGGGGTTGTTAGAGTGATTTCCTTGTTGATGTCGCCCATAGCACCGCGTTGTGCGGCGAGAGCGGTCTGAAGGCTCGCGGTTGCCTCAGGTGAGAGGGACTTGTTAATCGCGAGTGCTTCAATGGCGGCAACAGGGTCGGTAGGTGCTTGACCCGGCGTTGTTGAGCCATTAGCGAGGGCCTTATTGAGTACGCCTTGGAATTCTTCCATGCGTTCAGCGGCTTCTACTGGAGAAGCGCCGTCAAATAGGTCCGCCGCCTTAGGGGCTTGGAGAGCCATTTGGTTTCCTTTCGTGGAGTTACTTTGATTCGGCTTCAGCGGCGTTTGCGAATTTCTCTGCGAGCGCCTTGTAGCCTTTAATCAAAAGTGGGTCTGTGGTTGCGTTTGCTTTTGCGCGATAGACAGCGGCTTTTGTCAAATTGTCAGAAACCTTTGTATCTATCGGTTTGGCGGTTCTCTTTGGACCGCCGGCAACAGCCAAAGACTTAGCAACTGCTAACTCGGATTCCAAGGACGCCGCCTTCGTTTCTGCCGCCTCTTTTGCGGACAACAACGAAGCGACCTCAGCCCTAATGGACTCGGTAGCACTCTTGACAGCCTTTTCTACTATTGCTTCTACATCTGCGGAAGCGGGTGCTTCCTCAGAAACTTCTGCGTCTGCCGGTTCCTTAACTTCTTCTTCAACTTTTTCCTCGGCAGGAGTTTCAACTACATCACCTTCAGCGGACTTAGGAGTTTCGCCGGGTGCGTACATTTCAGCGGTCGTGACATGTGAAGGCATGGCAACATTCGCGAAATCATTTGTAGTTGTTGCGCCATGGTCAGCGCCGGGAGTAGCACAACCACATTCAAGGCACTTAGATACCTCAGCGGTTTTTTCTACTTCTTCTTTTTCATCATTATCACTTTCAACCGACTTCATATATTTGTCGTAAGCCTTTTCAGCGGCGTCATTTTCCATGCCGGCTTCTTTACAACGCTTCATGAAATCAGATTTTGATTCACCCTTTTTAGGTTTCATCTCGTCTGAATGTGCGGCGAGTTCAATGTTTTCTTCCATTACTTCTCCTTCTGCTTCCTCACCCGCGTACCACGCGAATAGGTGATGAACGGCGGCTAATAGGTGAGAGAGCGAGGCTTCTTCGTTGTGGCCCTCGCCCATTTCTTCGGCTTCAATTGCGATAAGTTGTGCCAGCGCTTGACGAGCGTTGTCATAAGTTTTCTTATCAAACTTCAAGAGGTCGCCACCGGCATACGACTTAGACATGTCAATAATGTCTTGGGCGAGTAAGTCCATGGCACCCCTTTCTGTAACTTCCGATAATTGTAATCTATCGGCCGATTTCTCGGTCTTTTTCTTGTAGGTACCCCCGCGCTTTTTGTATTCACGGACGACCCAAGCATTAGCAACAGCAGAAGGGTAGACATCAAACTTTTCTTTAGCCTCACGCTTTACCCGGTTATACAGTTCCTTGTCAGCCGGCTCAGAGCCACCGCCGCCACGGAGCATACCCTCATAATTTGGCTTCTTGTCTTCTTTCTCAATGAGTTGTTCAACCTTCCACCACCCGTTTTCACCTTCAGCGGACTTGGCTAGAACCAATTGACAATTTGGGTTAGCAGGACGGTCTACAAGTGAAACCTCAACGATTTGGCCGTCAATAATTCTGCCGTTTGCCGCCTTTTGGTCACGAACAACGCGTGGGGATTTAATACCAATACTGAAACCCTTGAGTACGCCAGTATCAACCTTCTTGACGCTTACAGGGTCTACAACGAGAGCGCGAATATAGTGGCCGTCATTTTTCTTTTCATATTCCTTGGCAACACCGGCCGCGATATTGGAGTGTTGCTCACGAATGTTGCCGCCGGATTTGAACCAATCAGGCATAGCCCTGTCTAACCAAACCGGGTCACAGATTTGTTGGTCAATATCTAGGGAGTCATCTGTTGCCTTGCCATACACCATGAGCGTACCGTCTGCGTTCTTATCAGCCTTAATAATATTAAAGAAGGCGGTGGTCATATCAAGCGTATTGGCCATTATTTTTCTCCTTGTAATGTGGATATAACTTTATCAGGTTTGTAACCCTTCTTGAGGTAAGAGCGGTAGGGTTCAAGAATTTGGTCCTCGCTAGAGGCTAGTTCAACTGCCTCAATAAAACGATACTTGACTTCAATCGGCATAGGTTGAACCACCTTGGCCATACGCCTTGATAAATCCGGCTCATTTATGTTCATCGTTTGACTATTGCCTTTCCACGATTTAGGACTATGTAATAATTTTCCTCTAAATTGTTTGCGACCATTTGACTCGTAACAACCCTTATACCGTCATATCCTAGAAGGGTTGCCACCGTACCTTCATCGTCAAGTAATGTTCTCAAATCATGATACTTGGCTTCTTTTTTGGTCCACTCAATCCATATTGGATTATCAAAATAAGTCATACCAGCGGCCAATGAATCAGCCTTGGCTTTAGCCCTACCGGCCAAGATTAGTTCATCAAGAGCAGTTCGTATGTCTTTGATTTTGTATCTTAAATCCGTTTGTTTAATAAAATTGGCGCTGTTTGGAATCAACATTTCCATAACATTATTCATGTCACCCTTGGCATAGTTCAAGGCTGTTTGAAGGCTTGTTGATGTATAAGTTCCGTTACCGTGTACTCCAAACCCGGCATAATGTTTTCCATACTTGTAATCATTTATGAATTCTGCCGCGTTAATGCCTCGTGCGTCTACGATACCTCTAAATACCGGTACGCCCTCTTTTTTGGCTACGAGAGCGTCAAACTCATCAGGACCTAGCACCGTAGGGTCAGCGTTATATCCCTTGACGCGATAAGCGGCAGACAATCGGTATTCGCCAATACCAATAACATCTGAATCTATTAACTCGCGATAAGTTTCGCTTGTTTCAAATAATTCTCTTTCAGATAATCCGCTGATAGTTGGCTCAATTGGCATGATGTCATTTATCTCGCCAGTAGGCTCAAAATCAGGAACAACCGGCAATAAAGCGCAACGGCAGTTCGGGTGAACCGGTGGTTGAGTATCACCGCTCGGGAATGTGGCCCCTACATTTACAACCTTGCCTTCATTGAGTACACACTTATCACAAGGGTCTGATGTCACCCATTCCATTTGTTCAAGGCCGAATTGTTGGTATCGCTCAATCGTGGCCCGGCTAATTGCTCTATTGGTTTCAGTAATTGCAATTGTGAGCGCCCTCGCCGGGTCACTAACGCTATCTTGAATTAGTTTAGCCGCTCTCCTACCCGATAATCCAAGCGCTAAGGCGTCTGCGAGCGCCGTTCCTAGACGGTCGTATCCTGTACGGTCAATACCCCTAATCGTGGCTCCTTGGGCCTCTAAGAGCCGTTGAAATGCCTTTGTAGGTTTAACCAGTAGTGCCGCCGCCGCGTCACCGGGTTTCCAGTTTGCCCAATCTATGTAATCAGGGTCATCGGCTTTCTTGAGTTCTTTCGCTTGGCGTATAGCGTCATCTGCGGACACAATTCCAAGAGCAAAACCCTCAGCCCAAGTCCTGCGAAGTGCGGCTATGAGTGCGTCATTGTCAAACGGTACGGAGAGCATGGCCCACGCCCTAGCCCTAGCCCTATCTTGAGCCG